AATTAGAAGTAGCAGAAACTCTCGGTTGCCCTCTACATATTGTAGAATGGAATAAAGAAAAAACCGATGATTGGAATAAAGTAGTTAATATTCTTAATAGCCGCAAAGAGACAGAAGAAACAACATGCTCATTTACTACAGGAGTAACTAATAAGTGGATTTTAGGAAAAAATATTAGAATATCAAATTCACTCCCTTTCTCTTTTGACGGAACTTGTGATATTAGTGGAGAAACAGTCCAAACTATTAAATTTGAAACATATGTAAGAAGTATTTGTGATAAAATGAATGTTCCAATCGATAATCATCGTATTGATCTATTAAATATTCAAGTTGGAAACAGTACTGAAACTCCACTACTATTCTCATTATTAAATACACCTTATAGACCAGGTCTAATAATTGTAAACTATACAGATAAACCTGATACTAATATATACTCAACACAAGTAGCAGGTCATTTACAGAATACTGGATATATGCTGTTAGCAAAAGAAGATAGTAAGTTTTTATACATGTATAATGATAAAAATGTCTATGAATTCTGTAGTTATGAAGATACAAGTGTAGATAATCCTCTTGTATATGAGTTAATAAAATCTACGGGGTTTTATAACAAATCTAATAAAACTGTAGATGCGTGAATCTTGTAGGATTTCTCCACTCCAAGAAAAACGCCTTTATTTATTAAAAAATAAGATATATAAAACTAAAGCTTACACATATAGTTGTAATGTTAAATTAATAGTAAGAAATAGGTATGACAACTTTGAAGAAGTATACAACAAAATTTCAAAGGAATATTAAATCTCCAAAATTTTCAACCATTTTTCATCCCGGTGATAATTTTTATTCATATGTTAATGATGAATGGTTAAAAAAAGCAGATATCCCTGATTATCAAGTATCTTATAGTGTAGATGATGAGATTGAAAAAATTATAGAAGAAGATTTATTTTTTATTTTAAAAGAATCTGAAACGTTCGCAAATAAAGGTAAAGAGCCAAATAGTTTTGAACAGAAATTAAAAGAAGCAATTGGTCGTTTTTCGATGTCATCAAATAAAGCGAGTGTTCAGAAGAATAGTATAGTACTTTTAAAGACCGAGATACAGAAGCTACGTTGTATTCGTTCAATAGATGATATTGGAGAAATACTTGGAAGTTTCGCTAGAAATAAAGTTGATTGTCTTTTATCTACTACACTACAACTTGAAAGAACTGATAAGGATGAATCAGTTTATAATCTAGTTTTTACAAGTGGAACATTAGGATTACCTGACATTACATATTATAAAGGAACCGCGCCAGGAAAAATAAGAACTTTAATGTCTTATATAAGACTTATTAAAAAAGTATGTAATCTACTTGAAATAGAAGATGTATCAACCACAGTTACACTAGAAGCATATTTTGCTGCTCACATACAAGGGTTAACCGCTAAAAATAGTATACTAATAAAAGGTTCAGAACTTGAAGATAAATTTAAAAAATTTCCATGGAAAACATTTTTTAATTCATATGGGATTGAGAACTGGAAAGATTATACTTTTAGATTTCAAAGTATAAGTTGGATACACATTTTAGAAAAAGCGTTTGAAACATTCACTCTAGACCAATGGATTCAGCTTTTCACTTTACATATAATACTTCATGCTCTTCCTGTCTTACCACCTCCATATGATGATATTCATTATAAGTTTTTTGCTCATACTTTAAGAGGTCAAGAAAAAAAAATTTACCAAAAACTTTTAACACTTGAACTAATAAAAGAATATTTAACAACTCCTTTATCAATTCTTTATAAGAACTACTTTTTAAAAGATACGTTAAAAAAGAAAGCGAATAATTTTATTGAAAAAATACGTAAATCTGCTATAAAACAGATAGAAACAAATAGTTGGTTAGAAGTTAAGACAAAAAAGTTAGCAAAGGATAAAATGAAAGATATGGTATTAAATATTGGTTGGCCTGATTACTACTACAGAATGAATCTCCCCAAGTTACAGACAGATAATCTATTATTGAATATTTATCTACTTGCGGCGAGTTCTACTGATAATGATATTTATCTACTAAATAAAAAATCAACTCCTAATAAAACTTGGTCAGAACCTTCTTTTGTTATAAACGCTTACTATTATAATGAGATAAATACTTTTGTAGTTCCTGCTGGTTTATTAGTGTATCCTTATTTTGGAAATAGTAAATCAGTTGGATGGGATTATGGTGGATTAGGTTGTGTAATAGGTCATGAAATGGTTCATGCATTTGATGAAGATGGTAAAACTTACGATTCACACGGTTATCTAAAAAAATGGTGGCTTCCTAGAGATAATAGAAGATTTCATACTATTTCAAAGAAACTTATTGAATTATACAATAATTCTACAGTTTTAAATACAAAAATAAATGGCAAGTTAACATTAAATGAAAATTTAGCAGATTTGGGAGGATTATCAATTTCACTACAAGCATTGAAAGAAGAAATACAAAATATGTCAGAGAAAGAAAAAAAATACGAAATTCAACAATTCTTTATTTCATACGCAGTTTCATGGAGAACAAAAGAACAGAAAAGAAAACAGTTACAAGGTTTATTTATGGATAGACATTCTCCTCCCGAATTTCGTGTAAATAATATTGTAAGCCAGATAGATGATTGGTATGAAGCATTTAATATTCAAGTAGAGAATACGCTTTATATACCTCCTGAAGAAAGAATCAGAGTATACTGATTCTATCAACCCTAACGGAAAAGAAAGAATCAGAGTATACTGATTCTATCAACACTAACGGAAAAGAAAGAATCAGAGTTTATTAAAGAATAATTAAATCACAAAGTCTAAACTTCTCATACGTCCCATCAGGCATATAACGTTTAATAATATAGGGTAATCTACGTTCATTCAATTCTAACTTAGCAATATCAATTACATCGGTAAGATATTCTGGAACCTTTACATAAGGACGTGCACCTTGTGCTAACTGATTTGTTCTAAATCCAAGAATCTTTGTTTTTTCAAAAGTTGAGAGAAATGGCATAGAACGGTGAACTGGGTCTCCTTCAGAAAGAGTTGTTCGTAAAGGAATAGTAGATTGTTCTCCTTCTTCATATTCAAGAACACATTCTGGATGATATTTTAGGAGTGTTTCAATAGGATTACTAAAATAGGTTTTTTCTTCTTGGATTTCAACATCTGGCTGATCTTCTACATCATCAAACTCATCAAGTTCTTCTAATACATCTTCTACATCATCAATATCGATGCCACCAGAGGTAATAAAGTTATCTGAATCCATACTATACTAATAATATTTACAAAAAGAATTGTTTAATTTTTTACAAATTTTGTAAAAAATTGGATACATAAAGTAATTTGAAATAGTATTAAAAAGAATGGATACTAATAATGTAAACGAATACAAGTCGTTTGATGATATGGGGCTGCCAGAAAATCTCTTAAGAGGCATTTATTCATATGGTTTTGAAAAACCATCTAAAATTCAAGAAAAGGCAATCGTTCCAATTCGCGAACGGAAAGATATTCTAGCCCAAGCTCAGAGTGGCACAGGGAAAACTGGCGCTTTTACTATCGGATCGATGTCGGTGATTGATCCAACACTTAATAAGCCACAGGTATTTGTTCTGGTGCCTACTCAAGAGCTTGCTAAACAGATTTATAATGTAGCAAAAAATATTGGTTCGTTTCTCCCCGTAAACTGTTATTGCGCTACAGGAGGGACTCCTATTAAAGATGATATTACTGCTATTGAAAACGGTGTTCAATTTATTGTAGGAACTCCAGGTCGTATGTTCTATCTTATGGAGCGTAATATTCTGAAGACCCGTGATATTAAATGTTTAATTTTAGATGAGGCAGACCAGATGCTTGAAGACCGTTTCTATAAACAAGTAATGTGTATTCTAGAGATTGGATTTCCAAATACTACTAAAGTTGCACTCTTCTCTGCTACCATGCCAAAAGAAGTGATTGAAGTTGCCAATAAGCTTCTTCAAGAGCCTGTTCGTATTCTAGTTCCTGCTGAAGATGTAAGTCTTGATGGTATCGAACAGTATATTGTAGATGTTGAAAAGGATGAGTGGAAGTATGAAATTCTATGTGATATTTACAAGCAACTAAATATCAACCAAGCAATTATCTACTGTAATAAGAGACAGAGTGCCGAATGGCTTTCTGATAAACTATCAAATGATGGTTATCCTCTACTGTGTATTCATGGTGATATGGAAAATTCAGAACGTCGCCGACGTATGCAAGAGTTTCGCGAAGGAAAAGTTCGTGTTCTAATTTCAACTGATCTACTTGCTCGTGGAATTGATATTCAGCAAATCAGTTTAGTAATGAATTATGAACTACCGAATAATCGTGAAAACTATATTCACCGTATCGGTCGCTCTGGTCGCTTTGGTAGAAAGGGTGTTGCAATTAATCTTGTTTCAAATTCTGAGAAACGTATGAAAGAAGAGATTGAAACTTACTATACTGTAAAGATGAAAGAACTTCCTATGGATTTGAGTAAAATTGTTCTCTCATAAAAAAACAGTTTCTCTTTTTTACACTAATTTTCTCTGATATCATGGCGACATGTGGGACAGCGAACACTTCCGTTGAGCCATGCGTTAATACAGTTATCATGGAACATATGATGACAGGCGTTAAGTCTTCTTACTTGTCTATTATCTTGGTTAAGTGATTCTTGGCAAATTGCGCAATTATCTGTGTTATTTGTTACTTCAACAATAGATGAACCACTATTAATCTGTTGACGTGTAGGACGAACAACTACTGGCTCCATAAAGCTGGTTGCGGGTTGTCTACGAAGTGTAGGAAACATCATAGCATTTGTTTGGGGATAAAGTGCAGCAGTTAGAAGTGTTGCAAGAGGATTCAATAAAGAATCATCTTGTAATGGAATAGCCTCAATTTCATCATTTTGTGGTGCTGCAGTATAGGAAATACGAATAGTATCATTATTACCACTTGAAATATGTGTTTCATCAAGATGAACTCTTGTTCCATTCATTCTTCCAGGAATTTGAACAACTTCTCTATTGCGATTATGATTATTTGTAGCTCTTGTAAATAAATCATACCGATTCCGTGCTTGAGAACGAATATAAGATACTAGTTCATTATCGTCAAATTGGTGACCATAAAGAACAGCAGGAAAGTAGTTATGAAGATCATCAAGAATACCTACGCTATAGTAACGTTGATATTCAGACATTTTAATACAAAACTTACACATATTTATACATTTAATTTTTTTATTTTTTTACATAAATATAAAAAAATTAAATTAGCAATTTAAAACAAAATTGTATCAACTAAAGATGGGAACTAATGGGACTGGTGGAATTGTAAATGTCGGATTCACTTGTTACGCAAATGCCACCCTTCAAGCATTTCGTCACTGCCATAATATTGAAAGCCTATTTCAAGAAGATAAGTATTCAACTATTCTAAAAGATGGTTGTAAATATAATGAACTTACAAAACAGTTCGCAAATTTAATTCAAACATTATCAACAATTCAGAGTAGTTCTTCTATTAAACCAAACGGATTCTGGCACGCCTTTTCTGAAGCAGCAAAAGATTCGTGTTTTGATCATCTAATCTCCAGAGAACCACATGATGCGCATGAATTTCTAATGTTTCTACTTGATTCACTACATGAATCTCTTTCACGTAAAGTAAATATGAATATTACAAAATGCGATCTTAAATCTGAAAAACAGATTTTCCACCAAAAATCTTTAGAGGTTTGGAAAGATTCATTTGAAAAATCTTATTCACCTTTTGTAAATTTATTCTTTGGATTATTTCATATTCAAACTCTTTGTGAAACTTGTGGATTTATTTCAAATAAGTGGGAATCATTTAATACATTAAAAGGAGTTATTAAAAAAGGAGATTCTCCAAGTCTTATTGAATGTATTATGGGTGAACTTAATGAAGAAATTATTGATGATTACGCATGTGATAAGTGCGCGCCTAAGAGGTCTAGAGCATTAAGAAAAACACGGGTATGGAAACTTCCTAAGAATCTGATTGTTGTGTTAAAACGTTTTAATTATGATGGACAGAAGATTCATACACCAGTTAAATCGTTTGGTCCAGTTATTTCACTAGAAGAACTATTC